CCCCACCCCGGAATCCTGCCATCACTCTGGTCGGTTCATGCCGCTCGGCTTTGCGAGGAATCGCGGAGCGGTCGATCACCATGCCGCGCTTGATAGCCTGGTGCGAGAGGCTGAACGCATCGGCGAAATGCGATGACCAATCGTGGACCGGCACATCCTTGATGGTCACGCCATCGCGCTCTTCTTTGCTGTGGTAGGCGTCGAGCGCCTCGATGCCGTCCGCGCATCCGGCCTCGTTGATGTGAATTCGCGGGAACGCATCGTTCGCGAGATTGATGCCATCCCAGACGCTGATCTGCCGAGGCACGGGAATGACGCCGGTCAGTCCGCTGCGGGCGAGCGCCTCTTGCCAGAGTCCGCCGACTTCCGCTGCGGCATCGTGCGGAATGAAGTGGCCACCGTATCCGTATTGGCGATCCTTTAGGCGTGCAGCCCAGTCCGCAGGCGTCTTGCACTCGTCGCTCCCGGATAGGGATTCCAGATAGTTGATGCGGTCGCCGACCATCTGCCAAATCCACACCTTCTGGTTGAGCGGAGCGCCAACATCCCATGAGGTGTAGACCGGCAGTTCCTTGAACCAGAGAATGTCGTTGGTGATGCGCTTCTCGGCGCGGGCCTTTTCCAATGAGCGCACATAGATCGCGCCGGGGCGACCGATGGCAAACGAGCATTCGTATTCCTGCTCGTAGATATGCGCGGGAGTTCCTTTGCGGATGTCATTGAGTTCCTCATCGGGGATGATGCCGCTATCGCTCGCTTTGAGCATGAGAGCAAACCATTCGGGATTCCCGCAGGCTTCGGTCCACAGCCTCCAGAACGCATTGCGTCCTTTCGGCGTGCCGATGAAGGTCGCCCATCCGTTGTAGTCGGAAAGGCATGGCCGGATTACCGAATACCATGCCGCCGGGTCGATGTCCGCATACTCATCGATCACCGCTCCATCGAGGTAAAGCCCGCGCATGCGCTCGTAGCTTTCCCCGGAGTAAAGCCGGATCGTTGCGCCGTGTGGCAAGGTCGCGATGAGATCGGCCTCGTTGATCTTCACGCCGGGGAGCGGCGAGAGGAAGGTTTTGATGTATCCCCACGCGATGTCTTTGGCTTGGTCGCGTGTCGGTGCGATGTAGGCAAACCGCAGCGGCGGACCCGCCCGCTCAGTGGTGAATGCCTTGTTGAGCAGGTCTTGAATGCACCCGAATGTTTTTCCGCCGCGCCGGTGAACAACCATGCACGCCCAGCGTTTGTCCCGCTCCAGATAGGAACGAAACTGCCTGCGCGGGCGGATTTCAAATTCCGACTCAGACATCGCCACCCATGATCACTCGGATTTTTTGCGTGCCGGTCTGCTCGACCTCGACCTTGTCGCCATAGCGTTTCGGAGCGAGCTTGCTGGCGACCCATTTGAGAGCATCCACCCGGAGCCGCCCGATCTGGGCGTCATTGGAATTGAATGCCTCGTCGAGGATCATGTCAGCGTAGGAATCAGCCTGCTTCTGCCTCGCCTGCGCGTATTGTTCGGAAAAGGCTTTGTTGTTTACTGTCCACTCGATAACGGTGGAAACAGGGAGATCGATATGCCGGCAAACGGCACGAAGCGTCTCCCCATTCGCCATGCGTTCGCAGATTTTGTCTGCGAGTTGCTGTGTGAAGGTGGTTGGACGACCCTTTTTCTTTGGCTTTGTTGCCATGATGTTAAATGGTATCAGTCAAAACTTGTCTTGACAAGATCGTCGTTCCCCCTTTTAAAATCCCCACAGCTTCGCGTGATTTCCACTTGGGTCATTTCTTCTTTTTTGGTTTTGACTTTGACTTGCCGGAAGAGGATTTCGACCGTTTCCGGGTCGTCGTCGGCAATGAGCTTGGCGTAGCGCAGTTGGTCGATGAGAGGCTTACAGCCTCCTGCATAATTGTCGGCGTCGAGGAGCGAGCATGCGCTTCGCGTAATGATGAGAGTAACGCGATTTTTGCGCGGAGTTTCTCCTTTGCAAGGGTTGACCAGTGTTTGCCGAGAAGCCGGTTGAGGCTGGGCGTGAGGTATCCCGGAAGTTGAAGAATGACTGAATGAGCCATCGGGGTTTTGCCGGTAGCCGAGTTGTCTGAGTTGTTCATACGTCCAGTTCATATTGTGTATCACTCATTTCGCGCCCTCCTTCCACTTGAATGTAGTCGCCTCAGAATGACACTCTCTCAAGAAAGCATCGAGCGTTGGTTTGTTGTCTTCCGTGAACTCGGATTCCGCCGCTTCCCGCATGATGCGGTAGTAAGCGACGATTCTGAGTCTGTGGAGCGATCCTTGCTTGACCAGCTTTCGGCATATCCACCTCAAAAGAAGGCGAACAAGTCGGTCGAGGACAACGGGCGGGGCGGTGAGTTGCGGGAGGGTCATTTCGCGCCCTCCACATTTTCGCTACGGGATTCCTCCCATTGTCTTTTATATCGGTTCAGTTCCTCCCTCGCCTCGTCGAGTTGTCGCTTGGTTTCTTCATAAGCATTTATCCTGTTCAGTATTTCGTTGACAATTTGCTGCGTTGGATCGGTTCCGGCTCTCCTATGTTGAACTAATTTTTCTTCATCCAACGTAATGGGCACACGAATGATTGCGTCGTGTCTCTCGTCGCGAATTGTCCCCCAATCATCAGAGCTACCACGCGAATGGTAAAGTTTACCCTGCCAAGGTGTCCCACTCATTTCGCGCCCTCCTTGATTTTGTCGAGTTCGGCGCCGCACTGTAAATCATTTTCCCCCTCCGTGTTTTCTGTGTCCTCTGTGGTTATTTTCATTTTGCCTCCTTCGCGTCAGGAACCGAATAAATCTCAAGGCAATCCCCGACTTGTCGCGTAAAAGCAATTCTCCTGTCTGCGTTTGCTATTATGTTAAGACCATGTGCTATCTCCGCGAAGTAACTTACGGAAACCGGCAACTTGATTCTTGCCATTACCATCTCCGTGTCCTCTGTGTCCTCTGTGGTTAAATTCTTCATATCATTACCAATCATTTCGTTTTCGTTTGGCCTCAATTGCTCGGCGCTCTGGCGTTGCCGCCCAGAACCGGTCGCAGGCTTCCTTGATCTGTCTTGAGAGCAAAAGCCACCACCGGTCCTCGCGGTCGGAGCCGCAGAACTGAGTTCCTGCGGCCCCTTGGGCGATTTTTCGGCGATTAGAACGAGATGTCGTCATCGGTTGGGGTTGCGGTGCGGGCAGCGAGGATGCGCTCGTTGAGAGTCGTGAGCCGGTCAGCCGGGAGCGGCTGCGCGGAGGTCATGGGGTTGAGCCATCTCACTTTTAGACGCACCTTGCCGTCCTCTCCTTCCTCGGCCTCGATGGTGATCCGGCAGAGCTTGCCGACCCATGGGGCTTTGCCAGCGTTAAGCGTTGGGATGTCCCACTCCCGGCCAAATGCCTCGTCGAGCGTCTTCGCCGTGCGCTCTGCGGCCTTCTCCGAGAGCCAGCCCTGCCAGACAGCTTCCCGTCCGTGCTGGTCGCCTTCATCCTCGATGAGGAGCGGGATGCGGATGAAATCCGAGCCTTTGGTTGTCGTGCCAAGCCATCCGTTGCCGGGAGCTTTTACCTTCGCCGTGTATTTGCCTTCGGCGGTCACATAGCGGTTCTGTTGTTTTTCTGCGAGTTCGTGTGTAGTCATTTTTCTGTGTTGATGATGTTTGTGAACTCCGATAACCGCCGGAGGATCGGCTCGCCCCTGTCGGACGAGAGCATTTTGCGTAGGTCGCCCTTGGCGGCATTCGCCGTCCAAATGATGGGCAGTTCGTGGGAGGATCGGTGTTCCAGCAGGTCGAAGAGTTCCAGTTCCGCCCGCTCGGTCATCTTCTGCTTGCCGAGGTCATCGAGCAGCAGCACCTTCGTCCGGCGGCAGCGGGTCAGCGTGTCCTCGGCCATGGCCTTCGCCTGGTTGTTGTCGTGCCACTGGTCGGCACAGGCTTTCGCGAATCCCGTGGCGGTGATGCCAAAGACGCGAAGTCCGCTGAAATGCAGTCTCTTGAGCAGTATCCACGCCGCTCGCGTCTTGCCGCATCCCGCAGGACCGACGAGACCGAGGCCGACCGGATTAAAGCGCCATGCCTCGCATTCGCGCAGGAAGGCCGCAGGAATGCGTCCGAGGTCGCTTTGGCGGTAGAGTGGTGGACAGATGGCATTGAACGCCTCCTGCCGCCTCTCCTGCTCCTCCGTGGCCTGCTCCTGTTGGAGCTTCTCGATGCGCTTGAGGTCGCAGTCGTCGCAGAGGATTTTCACATTCGGAAAAAACCGCACGAAATCCTCGCTCGGCGCGGAGACCGAGTTGAAGCACGACTCGGTCGCACAGGCTTGAACCGTGGCTACCATTGCTCCACCTCCTTCGGTTTGTCGGGTTGCAGCTTGGGACTTGCCTTCTTGAGCCAGCCCACGAATCCGCTGCGGTTTGCCGATGTCCCCTTCCGCTGGCAGAAGGCCAGAAACGACACCCGCTCGCCAGCCACATCCCGGTCGGCGAATTGCCGCTGGAGTTCCGCCATCCACGCTTCGTCATCGGGTAGGCCGGTCGGCCCGCCTCCGCCTACGACCTCGCCTCCGTCTTCGCATTCGTCTCCGCCTCCGCCTACGGGTGCATATGCTTCTCGCCTGCCACTCGTCTGCGTAGCATCTGCTACGCAACCGCTCGGCGGATGCGGCCATTTGCTATCCTTTGCTCGCACTTGCTGCCGGAAATCTAACATTTCCAGATACCGCTTTGTCTCGACGGCGTAGAGAGCGATCAATCCGGCTGACTCAACCTCTGTGAGCCAACGGGAGATGTCGGCCTCGCGGACCTCATCGAGTTTAAGCGGGTAGCAATGCGCCCGGAGCAACGCCGGATTAGCGCTATAGCGCCCGAAGTCGTCTACTATAGACATCAACCTGCGGAAAAACAACTCTGCTTGCGGTTTCAACGAATTGATCCGCTCGCTGGTCAGAATCCCCTCGCGCAGGACGCGGTTAGGCATGGACCGCCCCCCTGTAAACGGCCAGCACCCGTGCGTGAGCCTGCGCCCGCTTCGCCTTGCGGTAGCAGAGGTGACTGATCACCCCTGCCCGCACTGCCGCCGAGAATCTTGCGCCCATCGCGTTTGGGTGCGGCGGCTCCGGAACCCACGGGCGGACATCCTCCGCAGTGAATTCCGCGCCATTCTTGGCCAGCCACCCGATCACTTGGTCACAGGTCGCCTTCCAATCCTCCGGCGTGTTGGTATCCACCGCAAGGATGCCCCGGTCGCGTAGTTCCTCGCCGGTCATTTGGATTTGCCCTTCTTCGGTTTGTCCACGACCAGCTTCACGATCTCCGCACCGCGACCGGCCTGTTCTTCACGCACCGGCACACCCATCTTCGCGCACCATTCGCGGAATTTTTTGCCGCTCATCTTTCCACCCAAAAAAGACACAAGGTCATCAAGGCCGCTTTTGCCCGAAACCGCCGCCGAGACGATGGCAATGCGGTCAAAGTATTCAAGACCGCTCTGCCGCTGGAGCTTCCAGCCCGGAATCTCCACCCCCGCCTCCATATCCACCTTCGCCGCCGTCTTTACCTCGTCGTAGAAATCCGAAAACAACGCCGCCGCTTGCAAGAATTTGCCCAGCCTCTCCGGGTCAGCCACGATCTGCGCCTTCAGCGCCTCAAGCGACACGCCCGGAGTCTCCACCACTGCCAGCGTCTCCACCACGGGAGTCGTGCGGGCGCGGCAGGTATCCGCCTTTTTACACCAGTTGCAGTATTCGCACGGGGTCGGCTGTGCATTGGGATCGTTCACCGCTTCCAGCACCCCATCCACCACCGCCTTCGCGGTCGCGTAGTTGAACTCGATGCGTGTGAACTCCCGCTGGTCGCAGAAAAGCAGGCAGCAGGTCCAAGTCGATTCCTCCAGCCTCTGCAGGTCGAAATGCTCGTAGAACTGCCGCTCCAGGTTGCCCAGCGCATACGCCGCCATCTGCTCGTAGTAGGAACGAATCTGCCCCGTCTTGAGGTCGAAACTCATGTTCTCGTCCTCGCAGCGGGCATCCTCGGTTCCAATATGGTCGAGACCGGGAGTGTTCACTTTGAGGAGCGCCTCGTCGGTGACGATGCCCTTCCCCTGCGATAATTCCATGGCTTCGTTCACCGCCCACATCACATTCTCCTGCTCCTCGGTGGATAGCTCCACCGGCACAGGTTCACCCATGAGGAACGCCCGGAACGCCGCATCAAGGCGGGTTCCCCGCTCCGCATGCGGTCCTGCCACGGGGTTGGATTCATATTTCGCGCACTGCGCCAGCTTGGGCAGCGAGGAATGTCGGATCGTGGCGCTCATTATGCGACCTCCTTCAAAACGGCGTCCAAGAATCGTGGCGTGTTCGCCAGCACCCGGTTGCGGTAGCCCTCGTCCGAGATGTCGCGGAAGGTCTGCCCCTCGGCGATCTGGCCTTTGGCAACGAGGAAGGTGTTGACCTTTGCCTCATGCTCGAAAATGCGCTTCTCCAATGTCAGCGCCCATTCTGTCTCCGAGGTATCATTTGATACCACCTCGGCCTCGATGGCCTTCGTCTCAGTCGCAGGAACTGCAACAGGCTCGACCACCGGTTCGGCCTTCACTTCCACGACCGGCTCCAGCTTCGCGGCCACCGAACGCACAGGGCGAGGCGCGTCGAATTCTTGAATCTCCTCTGGGGTATACATCCCATTGAGAACCGCCGGGAATGTCGCCCGGACGCCCTCGCTGATCACCCGCGCCCGCAGCATCTGCCGGGGATAAGAGCGCCAGTTGTCCTTGCCGCCCAGCCCAGCCGCCTTGGCCCGCGCCATGTCCCAATCGATGCGGAGCGATCCGCCGGCCGGGTGCGTGAAGGTCGCCGAGACCTTCTCGTTCGTGTGGTCGTGCCACTCGACACGCCCGCCCGATTGCTGGAATCTCGCCAGCATCGAGTCCGCCTTCAGCGAGGCGCGGCCTTGGATAATGTGGTAATCAGAGGCCACCGATCCGGGATGACGCCCTTCGGCG